GGACACTCAAAATAGTTAAAATAGTTTAACAAAGGAACAGTAAAGGGAGACCAAGCATTAAAGCTCTATTCATGTGCAATTTTATCTCTCACACAAATTTTCATCGAAACAAACAACTAAAACTGGTGACTGCAAACGACTATGCAGTCCCAGAACGAACATGTTCCATCCAGGATTTAAAAGGCTGACAGCCTGGAATACCGTCATAACAAAAGAACCTATTACAAATAAAGTCATATGAAGGAAAATTAAGAAAAGCAGATTCATCAAAACCATAAACTTTCATCTTTTCAATAGTCCAGTTGTCGGTAACTTCGAAATCATCATAATCGGTACGTATTTTAAGCTTTTGACAATAAGCTTGAGTAAAAATAAAAGACTTACGAGCCATATTGTAAACCTCAGTATTAACACCTGAAGTATAAGCAACACATACTGAACGAACTAACTGATTCAAAGGAGACATAACTATCTCACCAGAAGTAAACAACTTAGGAATAACAAGATCAGATTCACGGAAAAAAGCAAATTCACCGCAACCATGTTCAGAACAAAAACGCCAAACAAACTTGTATTTAAGAAAAGAAGGAGAATCAAATTTACCAACACCAGGATGAACATTACGAAAAATATAGGAATGACTTTTATAATTCGAAGGTTTAACAACCATATTAGCAAATCGTTTCATAAAAGCAGCATAAACACCACCATCAAAACGAGGAAAAATCTTACGATTGATAACCAATAACAAATCATCACCATATACTTTAAGTCTTATTTGACCATTTAAAAATAAAACAGGAACTTGATTACCATACATGTAACACAAAACAACAAGATTAATGAGTATATTAACAACTGAGTTAATAAAAGAAGTAGCAAAATGACCACTATTCATAGTACCCATAAAATGTAACCAACCTTTTCCATCAGGAGAATTAACAACTTTTTGAACAAGATTATCACCCATAACAAACATTAGTGTAGCAAAAAGAGCACATCTACGTTCATAATCAGTAGTTTTATCATCAAGAACTTTGTTAACAATTTCTTGC